TTAGTGGACAATCGTAAATTGATTACGTCCGTTTTGTTTCGATTGGTAAAGTGCAATATCTGCTTTTTGAATTAATTCCTTTAAAGAAATGTTTGGATTCGTTTCTACGTAAGCACCTAAACTAATCGTTAGTTTAATAGTAGGTTTTGCTAATTCTACGTGTGTTAACTCACGATAAAGTTCTTTAATGAGAAATTGCATTTTTTCTTCTGTCGTAAGTGGTAGGAGGGCGAAAAATTCATCGCCTCCGAGACGGACGAACAGTGCCTTCTGTTTATTGAAAAATGGTTTACATGTGGAAGCAAGTTGTTGTAATGCCATGTCCCCGTACAGATGACCATACGTATCGTTCATTACTTTAAAGTGATCGATATCAAATAGTATGACACTGTAGGAAGGATGCTTTTGTTGCCAGCTTTGAATGTGATCTTCTACATATTTACGATTATGCAATTTTGTGAGAGCATCTTGCCAAGCAATTTCTTTATAAGGAGCATCATTGAAATATGGAATGACCATTTCAATCTCGATGTTTTTTTCGAGTTCAATTCCTTTTTGAAGGGCATGTTGATATTTTTTAAGTAAGTCAAAATAAGTTTTCGGCGTATAAATCACTTTCGCAATCGGACACGCTTTTTCGTATAAGTCTAAGCACCATTTAGGATGATTTTCAAATTGTTGAAGTGCGTCTAACAACAGTTGAAGTGCTTCATTTAAATGATGTTGTTTCTCTAGAAAGTGTGCTTCTGCAATGATTAAACGTACGTCATAGTAATTCATTGGACGACGTTTAATAAGCGTACGTGCTTGATTGAGAATGTCGGTTGCCTCTTCCCAACTATCTACTTCTACGAGTACTTTTGAGTAGTTAAGTAAAAGAAATTCATAATGTGCAATAGATGGATCTTCATGATAGTACGTAATACTTTTGCGAGCAAAATAAAGGCTGTTTTCAAAGTCTTTTGTCTTTAAATAATAAATACTGAGGTTATGATAAATTTGTGCGAGATGGCCGATTGCATGATGCTCTTCAGCTAACATTTTGGCTTTTAAAAGAAAGGGAACCATGTCTTTTAAAGAGCCTACTTCACCTTGTAAAGCAGCGAGTAAATTGTAATAGCGGATTTTTTGAAGTGGCGTTGCATGCTCTTCAATGGTGATGCTTTTATCAGAAAGTAAACTACTCGCCAACGTCAAATTACGATGGCGAAAATAGAGAATCGCACAATGCATCGTATACGTAATGTATTCCTCGATACGATGTTCTTTATATAGCTCATCCAGTAAATCAGGCATGTACGTAAAAAATTGCGCGGCGTTTTCTTCTTCATATGCTTTTTGGACGATTTTTAATTTGTTATGGAGTTGTTGTGTCATCTTTTCACCTTCAAACGAACGATTGATTTCTTTATGTTTATAATACCGTTTTATATGAAAGAAATACATGTAAAAAGCATACATTTTAATAGGAAATAGGAGAACCAGTTGTAATTATCGTCATGACAACGTTTTATACAACCAGTTCCCCATAAAGTTCCCCATTTGATAGCAAAAAATAAAAAAATCAATGATAAAACATGATTTTATCTAATTTATTAATCGCTTCTTCTTTTTTGTTTTCAATCGCATGTACATATGTCTTTTGTACAGTGTCTATCGTATCTCCGAGCAACGATGCGACAGTTGCAATGTCTATACCTTCCGATATTAAGCGAGATGCAAAGGTGTGACGGAAAACGTGCGGAGTAGCTTCCTTCACACCGGCTTGTTGTACCTTCTTAAAGAATCTTTTGATGTGATCGTAATTTAATGTTGTTGTTCCATTAGTCGCAACGAAAACATACTGCGGCTCGAATTTTTCTTTACTCACACTAGCAATCATACCTTTTTGCAAAAGAGTCGCTTTTCGATGTGCTTTGTATTTCTTTAACTCCAGCATTAGTTTTTTAGACATCGGTATCTTTCGCACGCTATACTTAGATTTTGGTTTAGATTCTCCAAATTTCGTGTAGGTACAATTAATATCAATTAAATTTTTATCGAAGTCTATATCACGCCATTTGATACTAAGCATTTCACCGACACGCACACCGGTATGCATTAAGAATAAAATTGGTGCGCGTAAATGAGGATACTTTTCAGCGACTTTAAAAATCGTTTCAACTTCTTCAGTTGTATAAATTTTCTTCCTATTACTAGTTTCAAAACTTTCACCTTTGATTCGATTACGATCAATCATTTCGTTTTTTACAGCGAAGTTAATCGCAGCGTTCATTTTTGAGTCATACGCTTTCAATGTGCCTTGTGCTAAATCTTTTTCGACTATACTAAGAAAATCTCTGCGATATATATAACTGTTTAATTGAGTTAATTTTACACTTCCAATGTATTTACAAATTTTATTCCTCACATTTTTAGTGTTCAATAACGTGCTCATAGTTACTTTGTTCGTTTGATATTCAATGAACATTTCAAATAAATCTTCTACAGATAAATCTTTATAATCAACTTTGTTATAATTACCTTTAAGGAGTTCAGCTTTAAGTTCTGTCAACGCTAACGTAGCTTCTTTTGCAGTTTTAAAACCTTGTCGGTACATTTCTTTACGTGTGCCATCTTTACGCGTATGTCGGAAACGATATGCGTATTTTTTTGCTTGTTTTTTCTATATAACTAAATACATATTTTTCTTTAGTTTTTTCTAATTGTGGTTTCCCCATTTTTTATCACTCTTTCTATCATCGGCAAATGAACTGGGTGAATGATAGGGTAGGGCGAAACCACCTCCTTTCCTATATGTTAGCAATAAATTGTATTTTATTACATATTAATGTAATAAAAACGATTTAATTACGGAGAAGATAGTAGTATAATAGAAAAAAGCGAACAAGAGTTCTTATTTTTAGCTGTTATTTGTGTAATATAAAATTATGCAAAATGATATTTTTTTCGTATAATTGAAAAAGTAAAGCTATAGCTTTACTTTGGTCGGGAGTAATGCGACTAACATTACTCTTTGTTTGCTTCCCATGTATACAAATCTTCGATATGGCATTGCAACAGCTTAGAAATGTTAAATGCCAGTTCTACTGGCATTTTTTCGCGGTTGTGTGCAATAGCGTTGATCCGTTGACGTGATACTCCAGTTTTGACCGCTAAATCAGATTGGGAGATACCACGTTGTTTAAGCAAGTCGAGAAGCAAACATTTCCCGACTTTATACATATAAAAACTCCTTAGTTTTTATTAAAAAACTATAAAATGTTATTTAATTACATTAACTTCCAAAAGTTGTTAAAAATAAATTTAAAATTAGTTCTAAAAGATTAAAAATACGACAAAATGTCGATAAAATTACTTATAACGGTAGTTGTAAAATAGGATTTTAGTATTTACAATAATCTTATGAACATCTTTTAATTCGATTGTCTTAGTTAGAGAGGGAGATTTTATGAAAAGTACAGCAAACCAAGTGACCAAAGAAACAGCAAAGGTACAAATAGATATAAAAGTATTAATTAGTAAGTTGCAAAGTTTCAAAAATGAAAAAAGCAGAAAATCTCCTGATCTACACTAAGACTGGAATCTGTTAAATTTAATCATACGTATAGCTTCTTCTATTTCTTTGTCTGTTGCAGCAACTCCATCGACTACAAGTTCGTAGTCGTTCAAGAGTTCTTCAGCGGATATTTTTTTTGTGCTATCAATGAATTGCAATTCTTCTTTAGTAAATCCAGTAGAGAATACTAAGTCGTCTAGACTCACATCGAATTTTTGAGATAACTTAACGAGCGTATCAAAATCCGGTAGCTGATCTCCTTTTTCGTAACGAGATACATTTGCTTGCGTTATGCCTAAAAAATTCGCAAGTTCAGTTTGAGATAATTTTTTGTTTTTCCTTAAATCTTTTAAACGTGCTGAAAAATTAATTTCCTTCAAATTATTCACCTCTTAACACTCCTCTTATATAAGAAGATTCCCTTTATTTATTAGTGCTACACATAAAATATACTACAGTTTTAAATTTATTTTAACAAAAGTGTTGACTTATGAGTTTAACGCATATATTATAAGAGTATGAAATATGAGTTTAACACATAACTCGCGGAAGGCGGTGAGAGTTTTGATGACGACAGTAGAACGCAAAAAACGCTACGAACTTATTTCAGCAAGAGAGAAAACGAAGTTAAGCCAGCAAGAAGTTGCTGAAATCGTTGGTGTTACGCAAGCTAATATATCTCGCTATGAGAATGGAACACAAAGTCCAGCAATTTCAGTAGCATTTAAATTAGCGGAGTTATACAAAAAAGACGTTTCGACGCTTTTTAATAAATAAAAATATGAGTTTAAATCATATTTATTTTTTTAAATAAAGATATGAGTATAACTCATAAAAAATAGGAGGGTCATAACATGACAAACGTTCAAGTAATCGAACAACAAACGGTTTCATTCGCAGGAACAGAATTATTAGCTGCTAAATCGACAAACGGAAAGATTTACGTGGCAGTCAAGTGGGTTTCAGAGGGTGTTGGCTTAAGCGAAGGTCAATACCAAAATCAAACAAGAAAAATCCAAGGTGACTTAGTCCTTTTTAAAGGTATTGCAAATTTGCAACTCCCTACAAAAGGCGGTCTACAAGATGTCTTGTGTATTGAACTAGATTTCTTACCGTTATGGCTTGCGAAAATCAATATCACACCAAAGATGCAAGAAGAAACTCCTTGGGTAGCGAACCGGTTAATCGAATATCAATTAAAAGCGAAAGATGTTTTAGCGGAAGCTTTCTTACAGAAGCAAAAACCGTTAACACAAGCAGAAATGTTTATGCAAGCTGCACAACAAATGCTAGCGATGGAGCAAGAAGTCACAGCGATTAAACAGCGCACGGACGTCCTTGAACAAAATCAACAAAACATTGCAGAAATTATGGCATTGAATGCAAGTTCTTGGAGAAAAACTTTGAATACGGTATTAAATCGAATCGCAGACGTTCGAGGTGGTTTAGATCAGTATCAAGCCGTTAGACGTGAAAGCTACGAATTACTCGAACAGCGTGGCAAGTGCAAGTTAGAAATCCGAGTTAACAATCGTAAACGTGACATGGCTGCGGTTGGACTTGGTAAATCAAAGGTCAAAACGGTATCGAAGTTAGATGTTATTTCGAGTGACCAACGACTTTTAGAAATCTATATCGCCATCGTGAAAGAAATGGCAATTAAACATAACGTTAAATTTCAGGAGGTTTTAGTGTAATGAACAACATTTTCTTGAATTCAGAATTACTTACAGAGCAAGTGCAAGCAGTAGTGACACCAGCATTCGACATGGGACATTGCTTAGTTGAGCTATCAGAAGTCGAAGCTACATCGCAAACAAACGGCAACCAAAGTTTAAAAGTATTACCTAACGGTTTGACACTTTGCTTGTATGCGGATGACTTAGAAGAGTTAGGACGCTTATTTTTGAACGCTAGTGATGCTTTAAAACGAGCAGAAAAGAGGGACTAGCATGGAGGTACAAATTCAATTAGATGAACAACACATCAATAACATAGTGTCACAACTCGTTACAGAACGATTAGAAGCACTCGCATTACCTAAAGTACTTTCTATTGATATTAACGACGTGAAACGTATCACAGGAATTAAACATGAAAAATCGCTACAAAAAATCTTATCTGATCCACGTATTTTACAACATCAATTCCGATTATCTGAAAATGGACCAAGACGTTGGAATGCACAAGGGTTTGAAATTGCTTATCAAGAAGTTATGCACGATTTAAGAAATATGTATTAAAAAACAAACAGTCATCGGCAAATGAACTGGGTGAATGAATCAACATAAATGGAGGGTTTTCGATGTTCAACTCAATCAACTTAGCAGTCATGTTTAAACGACAGCACAAAGAATTATTACGCACGATCCGCAGGAGATTAGACGAATCAACGTACTACAAATCGTTTTACCTCGATGCAAAAGGTGAAAAACGGCCGTGCTATATCATCAACGAAATGGGCTATGACAGCTTGGTTGAACATCATGAAAACTTATCAAACTATCACAAATCAAAACAGAAAGAAGCAGTTACAGCATGAATTTAGAACAACTAGCACAACGGTTACAACAGCAAGGCATCGAAGCTACAACGATAAGGAGGAATGAAGGTGGAACTACTAACAGCAATGTTTTACATGTACATTTACGGTCATGTTTTCGACATTCTAGCGTTAGGCGGAATGGTCGTGTTTATCGCAGTAGGTTTACTACTGATGATAAAAGAAAACATCATCATCGCATTTGTGAACATCAAAAATAAAATCAAAAACTAGGAGGAAACAACGTGGTACTACAAATTAAAGAAATCGACTTCAACAGAGAATTTATGCTGAAGGTTATCGCAGAACGTGAGGGCGTTGAAAAGGCGCAAGCGATGAACGAAGAGTTATCAATTCAAGCGATTGATTTTCACTTTGATTACTACTACAAAACTTTCGCCGCAGGCACACCGTCATCACACATCATCGAGGAAGCATTGGAACAGATGAAGGAACGAGAGTTTACGAACATGCTTAAACGTAACGAGTTCAGCGACATTTTTGAAATGTTAACTATCGAGGGCTATCTAACAAACGTCGATAATCGTTGGGTTTTATCGACAGAACGTCCTTATCAAAATCCCGATTTCATTGCATAAAAAAAGTCGACTATTCCAGTAGTCGACTGCTTAAAAAATAAACTATCTCAATTATACGGAGGGAACACACATGAAACAAGTAAAAATCATCGCATTAACAATCGAAAACTTCAAAGGCTTAAATTTCAACTTGAAAACAGCAGGTGACGTTAATGTTCTAGGCGACAACGCAACAGGTAAAACAACGATTGCAGACGCAATTCACTGGGCTTTGTTTGATAAAAACAGTCAAGACAAAAAAGACTTCGCTATCAAGACAATTCGAGAGGACGGCGAAGAGCAACATAACGCAGAACACAGCGTCGAACTAACGCTTTTAGTTGATGGCGTTGAAACGAAGTTGAAGAAAACATTCCGCGAAAAATGGACGAAAAAACGCGGTGCGGCAACTGCTGAATTTGGCGGTCACGAAACAAAGTACTGGATCAATGAAGTGCCTTCGAAAAAAGGTGAATACACAACAGCGGTTTCGGATGTAATCGACGAAAGCACGTTCAAGCTACTAACGAATCCTTTGTACTTTTCTGAAACAGTGAAATGGGAAGACCGTCGTTCATTGCTGTTAGAAATCGCTGGTGACGTAACAGATCAAGACGTTATCAATTCAGACAAAACACTTACTGGATTGTTTGAAAAGTTAGAGGGTCGCACGTTTGAACAGTTTAAAAAAATCACGACTGAGAAGAAAAAAGACATCAACTCGGAACTGAAAGAAATTCCAGTGCGAATCAGTGAACTGCAAAAACAACTTTCATTTGCTGCAGACACAACACCATTAAAAGAACGCATTGCGGAACTTGAAAAAGAAATCGACACATTAAACGAAACAGCTTCAAACATTAAAAATGGCGGTGCTATCGCTCAAAAGAAAGCAGAAATCGCAGAGTTACGAGCGAAAGTAGTAACGTATCAATCTGATTTTAAAGCACGACAAAATGAAGGTTTATACAGCATCGAAGTACGCCTGCAAGAAGAACGTAGCAACTTGTTGAACTTAAAATCACCAATTGCACAGTTACAAAACAAGATTCAAAACAATCAATCGTCTATTAAAAATGCTCATGCACGTATCGCATCATTAGAAGCAGAAATCCAATCGAAACGCGACGAGTACAACGTTGAGAACGCAAAGACATTTGATAAAACAGAATGCAGTTGCCCAACGTGCAAACAAGACCTACCAGCGGAACAGGTCGAGGAAGCTGTTAAAACTTTTAATCTCAACAAATCAAACAAGCTTCAACAAATTTCACACACCGGCAAGCAAATCGGTGGAGAATTAGATCGTTTGCGAAATGAAATTGTCGACTTTGAAAATCACATCAAAGAAGCAACAGCACAGCTTGAAGAACAGCAAAAAGTCATTGATAAAAAACAAACCGAAATCGAAAAACTGGAATCGCAAATTAGCGATACAAAAGCAAAAACAGCAGCGCTCGAAGATGACGAACAGTACAAGCAACTGGTAGCGAAAGGTGAAGCATTAAAAGAAGAAATTCAACAACTAGAATCACACGCAAATGAAGCTTTACAAGATGTTGAAAGTCAAAAACAAGCACTTATCAACGAACGCTCACAACTCAACGCAGAAGTAGCGAAAACAGCGAATAAAGACGTTATTGAAGGGCGTATTAATGAACTTGCAACTCGTGAGGGTGAACTTGCTAAGATGTTCGCAAAAATTGAAGAAACTCTATTCCAGGGCGAAACATTCACACGCAAAAAAGTCGAGATGTTACAAGAAAAAATCAACAGCAAATTTAAATATGTAACGTTCAAACTTTTTGAAAATCAAGTCAATGGCGGTCTTGCAGAAACGTGCGAAACGCTCGTAAACGGTGTGCCATTTAGCAAAGGTCTTAACAATGCGGCCCGAATCAACGCAGGCATCGACATCATCAATACATTATCGGCACATTACAACGTATCAGCAACAATCATCATCGACAACGCGGAAGCAGTAACAAAATTAATCGACACAGACGCACAAGTTATTCGCTTGATCGTGAGTGCTGCAGATAAATCTTTACGTGTAGAGCAAAACCAAAAACAACTAACGGAGGTAATTTAACATGACAAATCAAAACGCAGTAATGACAACACCTATTTCATACGAGGTAAACGGTGAACCAGTAAAACTAAGTGGCAATACAGTACGTGAATATCTAGTACGCGGTAACGGCAATGTATCAGAGCAAGAAGTCGTAATGTTCATGAATCTTTGCAAGTTCCAAAAATTAAATCCTTTCTTAAATGAAGCGTACCTTATCAAATTCGGCTCACAACCATCACAAATTATCGTTTCAAAAGAAGCGTTTATGAAACGTGCCGAAGCGAATCCGAATTACAAAGGATTTAAAGCAGGTATTATCGTTGCTCGTGAAAACAGCCTAGTCGAAATTGAAGGTGCAGTAAAACTACCTAACGACCAATTAATTGGTGGTTGGTGCGAAGTTTATCGTAAGGATCGTGACATGCCAATTGTTTCTAAAATCAGTTTAGACGAGTTCGGCAAAGGTCAAGCAACGTGGAAACAAATGCCTTTAAACATGATTCGTAAATCAGCAATCGTAAACGCTTTACGTGAAGCATTCCCTGAAAACTTAGGTGCAATGTACACAGAAGATGATGCGGATTTAAACAAACCTAGCGAAAAACAAGTGGTGCAACAGGAGGTAGATGCTCATGCAAATAAAGGTGACTTCATCGACATTCCATCAGAACCGGCAAATGAACCAACAACAGAACCGGTTGAATCAGTACAAGGCGAAATCTACGAACAACCCGACATTTTCGAAGATGTTTCAGAAAGCAATGGAGGTCCAGATTTCTAATGCTAACGATTACAACAATCGCTAGTGGTAGTAAAGGGAATGCCTATCACATAAGTGACGGGCAAACTTCCTTACTACTCGAAACTGGTATGCCATTTAAAGCAGTTCAAAAAGCCTTGAACTTTGATTTGCAAAATGTCGTTGGTTGCTTAATTACACACGAACATAATGACCACGCTAAATATACAAAACAGTTTTTAGACGCTGCAGTCGATTGCTATATGAGTGCAGGAACAGCAGAAGCATTAAATATCGAACATCATCGTATGCACACGATTCGAAATAAAACGCCGATTCATATCGGCACTTGGACAATCATTCCTTTTGACGTTCAACATGATGTAAACGAACCATTCGGCTATCTGATTCAATCAAAAGATGGCGACAAGCTGTTATTTGCGACAGACACGTATTACATCAAGTATCGCTTTAAAGGGCTGACGCATTTAATGATTGAGTGCAATTACGCTCAATCAGTATTGGACAGCAACCTAGAAACAAATAAAATTCATCGCTTTTTATATAAGCGAGTGATGAAATCACACTTTTCACTTGAAAACTTACTCAAATTCTTCGAAGCAAACGACTTATCGAAAGTTGAAGAAATCCATTTGCTTCACTTGTCGGATAATAATTCGAATGAAAAGTTAATGTACGAAGAAGTTGCGATGGCGACTGGTAAACGAGTGTTGATTGCCAAATAGAGAGAAAGAGGGAGATTTGAATGAGAAAGAAATTATTCAAGCAACACTTGCACGACGCAATGAAAAAACAATGCGTTATCGACCAACTTTACAAATTGAAAGTGACTCGTTTGAATGGCAAGCATTTAGAAGAATGCGAGTACCACGAGTTAAGACGTGCATTGGTGTTCGCAAAAATGAAGGAGGAAGTACTAAATGGCTAAGTACAGACATATCTACACAAACTTTTGGAGCGATCCGAAAGTCCAAGAAGAATTTACACCAGAGGATAAACTGTTCTACTTGTATTTACTAACAAATGAACATACAAGCCAAATTGGTATCTACCAAATCACAAAGCGTCAAATTGCATTTGAATTAGGTTACTCGCTTGAATCGGTCAATGCACTAATGCAACGTTTCATCGAACATCACGAATTAGTCGAGTATGACACAGCGAGTCGAGAACTTTATCTGAAGAAATGGGCTAAATACAATTTACTCAAAGGTGGTAAACCCGTCTTGGATTGTATACGAAAAGAGTTGGCAGATGTTAAGACGAGCAGTTTTGTAGAATCGAGCATAAAAAACATCGAAAAGCCTGATATAGCAATGATTTTCAAGCAACATCACGATTCGTTGAACGATTCGTATAACGATACGTCGACGATAAGTGGACAAAAAGAAAAAGAAAAAGAAAAACAAAAAGAAAAGAAAAACAAAAGAAAAAAGCATGTCGTCGTTGTCTGGTGAAGTCTTTAAATTTTATGAATCTGAATTTGGCCCATTAACACCTTATATCGCAGAAGAAATCGGCTACATCATTAAAGATGTAAACGAAGAACTAGCACTCGAAGCATTAAAGACAGCAGTACTCGCTAATAAACGCACGATTAAATACGCTGCAGCGATTGCGAGAAATTGGAAATCACAAAATATCAAAACACTGAACGACTTACAAGCACACGAAAAGGAGCGTGGAAGAAATGGAAAACATCAAAACACTTATGAAGCTCCCAAACAATATGATGATGGCGTTAACTTCTAAGGATTGTCCGAATGAGCACCTTAACGAATATGGTTACAACATTAAATATCCGTTGTATGAAGCGAGTAAGCTAAAAGGTTTTGAAGAATACGGTAATCAGCTTATTTGCTTGCAATGCCTTAAACAAAAGGAAGATACAAAGCTGGAGCAACGTATCACAGATGAAGCAATCAAGCGTGAGCAAAACAAGCGTAAAAACACATTGCATCATTGTTCCATCTTTAGTGACCGGACCATCGCAGACGCAGGGTTCAAAAATTTCTTATCACTTACAAACGAAGAACTCGACAATGCGAGCAAAGCGAAGTTAGCAGTTGATCGCTACAAAGAATTACATCGCAAGCAAGCAGACGAATATTTCACAACCTTATTTACAGGCTCGACAGGTGTCGGTAAGTCACACCTGGCAATGGCCATTCTTAGAAACTTAAATGAAACACTCGATGTTGAGTGTGCCTTTATCAACGTGCGATACATGCTGCAACACATCAAAGATAGTTTTAACAACAAAGACAGCAAGTACACACAAATGTATTTCATCGACTTGTTGAGCCGAGTTGACTTCCTAGTTCTCGATGACTTAGGCAACGAAACAGGCGATAAAGAAGCGTCACGTTGGACAAAAGAAGTCCTCACAGAAGTCCTAGAATCACGTCAGAGCAAAGCGACTATCGTAACGACCAATTACAGCCGAGGGCAGTTGGAAACGATGTACGGGAGCGAATACATGCAACGTAGCGCATTGATTAGTCGATTGCTTAAAAATGTTGCAACGATTCAGTTCAAGGACACAAAAGACAAGCGTGTAAAAGCGTTTGATTTAACAAAACCAATCAATTAGGAGGGCAACAATGCATAACATCATCGTAGACGCACTCACAGTCATTGCAGTCATCACATTTGTAATCTTAGCAATCAAAGATAAGGAGTGAACGGAATGGAAACGTTAGGATTTAACAATTTAGTAACACCATTTGTAATTTTAGAAGCCAAACGCATCGGTGGCGGAGTAGTCAAAAAAGTTTGTTACGACATGGAAACAGTGATTTTTGAAAGTGGTAACTACGAACGACAAGAAGGTGCTTTTGTAAATACGCAAGGTTTGCGTGTCGCAAACGATTATGACACGTATGCACTGGTAGCTGCTGCACATGTGATTGTTAAAGAAATTTTGGAGGTAGTCGCATGAATCAAAATAAAAATGGCATTCCAGTACAGTTGAATGTTAAAAAGCTGAAGCAACGTGCGAGTAGCGAAACTGGCAAAATTCATATCGAAAAGAAAATCGAAAAGCTATTCGAGTTCAGAAAAAATGGCTCAATGAGTGAAGGTTTCAAGGTAGCAAGCGTTATTACGCCTTATGCTGAAGATGGCACTCACTTAATCGCAGATGGCTTTAAGTATGTACGCACGATTGACTTGTAACACTAAAAATAGGCAGTATAAACCGCCTTAAACAAAAGGGAGAAGAATAACATGGCAACAATCGAAAAACGCAGAGAACGCAAAATAAACGCTTCAAAGCGTATGGCACTTTTAAACAGACAGACGGAGATATACGAGCGTAATTGCTCGACTTGTCCATTCAACGATAGAGATAAATTTGAGGAATGTGACAAGTGTCCGTTATCGCAAGAGTTACGCTCAATCGGTAGCGAGTTATTTACGCTTGCTAACGATTCGAGAGAGGGTCGCAAGGAACTTTTGATCGCGAAATTACAAGAAAGTGAACTGACGAGCAATTTGTATCAAGAACTACGTTCAAACGGTGTTAAAGATGCGGAAATCGTTAAGTTCGCAAAAGTGACTAAAAACGAATTTTATGCTTGGAAACGGTGTGTATTTGGCTTAAAGGCAAAGGAGATACAAATTACAAAAGAACAGTATCACGAGTATAAAAAGCAATTTTACACAGATGACGAAATATCTGAAATGTTAGATGTGAGTCCAGAGATGTTGAAAAAATGGAAACGTGAAAACGGTATTTTGCAACAAAATGTAGCACGAGAACGTAGAGCGCGTATTTACACGGAACATACAAAATATCGTTTGGTTAAACGTGGCATCGTAGTCGCAACAGGAACATTCGATGAAATCATGGAACAAACAGGGTTTAAAAAATGACATTAATGCGTTACCGTTCTGATTCAAATTTAAAACGTGTAAACGCGAAATTGGAGGTAATTGAACAATGACAACAACAATTGACATTCAAGCTGAATTAATCGGCAATCCAGTGTTACGCCAAGTGTACGCAATGTACCGCGAACAAGGTGATACACGCAAAATGGGCATTTTAGAGTCACAAATCGTGAAAGGCATCGAAAAGTATGGGCATACGGTACAATACGCTGAAAAAACGGTGGAAGAATGGCGACAACATCGCTTAGAGGAAGAAGTTGATCGCGACGTTTATGCAGTATGCGAAGCGATGTGTGAAGTACACAACCAGGAGGGAAAATAACATGATTAACTCAGTAACTTTAGTAGGACGCTTAACAAAGGACGTAGAACTACGTCAAACGCAATCGGGACTAGCAACAGCGAAATTTACGCTTGCAGTCAATCGTCCATTCAAATCACAAGATGGCGAGCAACAAGCAGACTTCATTCAAGTGGTCGTATGGCGTAAACAGGCGGAAAATTGCGCTCAATATTTACGCAAAGGTAGTTTAGCAGGTGTCACAGGGCGTATTCAAACAGGTAGCTATGAAGGGCAAGACGGCAAGCGTGTCTATACAACAGATGTCGTTGCGGATAACGTGCAATTTTTAGAGCCGAAGCAACAGCAACAAGGGCAACAGCAGACACAACAATATAACAATCCAACACCGCCACCACAGCAGCAGTCGTATAATCAACAACCGAGTTACGGTCAAGGCGGAGCAGTTAAAGAAGATGATCTACCATTTTAAGGGGTGACAGGAGTGCGAGAACGGGATTTAAAGAAACGTATTAGACAGCTTAAAAAGCAACGTACAGCGGTCATCGTCGGTGATGTAACGGGAATCACGGAAGAACAAATAAACGCTGAAATCGAAGCGATACGAGAAGAATTAGGCATCGCAGAAGAACGTGAAGAAATTATTCGAACTGAATTTAAAGCACACGAATATTTAGAGTATTTCTGTACACAAGAAGAGTTTGAACAAATGGCAGCAAGTGGTTGTACTTTGACGGAAATCGCTCGCAAATGGGGAGTAGAACCGCAAACATTAAAAAAATGGTCAAAAGGAGATGTAGAAATGACACGTACAGCGAAATTAACAGTAGGTTTTTTCAAAGAAAAGATGGCTCAAGGTGTAACTATCGAGCAACTATCGAATGATTTAGGTTTAAAACTTTCGACAATCAAACAGTATGAGCGTGGTTGGAAAAAACAAGGTCTACTCGATGATGTCGAGAAGAAAAAAGAAGTTGTTGCTGAAGCAAAGGCGATCGTTGCCGAACCAGTCATTGAACCGATTGCAAAAACTGAGCAAAAAGAAGATGATGCATCATACAAAATGCTCGCACAACAATATCGTGACGACCTGGAGAAAATGGGCGCTGAACTTGCACGGGAAAAAGAACAAACGAAAATAGCGGTTACGGAGTTGCACGAGGTACAGCGACAACGCATTCAGTTGCATAACGAAACGACTGAATTGGCGGAAGAATTGGCAAACGCATCATATGAATACGCAGAACTCAAACGTGATTTTAATGCACTTGTGATGATTGCAAAACCATTAGTAGCGCAGTATGCGGATGCACTGGCTGTTAAGGAGTGAGGGAATGTCACTGTACAAAGAAGTCGTTAAAGACATTGAGTATCAACCACACTTAGAAGTGTATTTGAAAGTATTCGACATTAAAGTTGGGCAAGAATACGACTTACTCGAATTTACGCTGTGGATCAAGAACAAAGTTTCTGAGTACGTGCAGCGAGTGCTACATGGCAACGAAGAACTGATGAAAACGAAACGTGAGGATTTTTTCGACTGGCTACGAGGAAAATACGAATTTAAGTTAGATGTACATCACGAGCAATTGTGCTTGTTGTAGGCACTCGTGGAGCAAAAATGAATAATGAATACTCAGTTATATGATTATATGAGCAAATAAACATATAAGGAAATGTAATTAGAATTGTTTAACTGGAAAGGAGACGGCTGGTGTGATCAAAACTTTAGAATTATTCGGTGGAATAGGTTCACCAAGAAAAGCATTGCTTAATTTAGGCGTAGATATTAAAGCTATCGACTACGTGGAAATTCAAGAAAATAGAGTAAGAGCTTACAACGCATTATACGACCATTTGCATAAGACGCAATCGGTTGTTGGGTGGAACTTGAAACCAGATATATTGGTACACGGTTCACCTTGTCAGGATTTATCTCGTATAGGCGTGCGAAAAGGAGCTGCAAAAGAAAGTGGTACACGAAGTTCTTTGATGCACGAAACGTTAAAAATCATTAAAAGCATGGGAGAATGGAAACCAAAATTTGTAGTATGGGAAAACGTAAAAGGTGTATTAGATAAAGATTTAATAAAGCCGTTCAATGAATATTTACGTGAAATGAATAAACTAGGCTACACAAATGCATTTGAAGTAATGGACGCTCGTGATTACGGTATTCCTCATGCAAGAGAACGAGTATTTTGCGTGTCAGTATTAGGTGATGAAACATTTGATTTTGCGAAGATCAAGAAGAAGCCTATGAGACCTATTAGTAACTTTTTAGAATATGCTCCAGCTGATTACGAAAAAGTTCCTAGCGAGTACTTAATCACAATTCCTTCAATGCTTAATAAAATCAAAGAATTTAATCCTAAACCAACAGGTAGTTATAAAAGACAACTAGATGTTATTGAACAATTTTGCTATACGATTACCGAACGACAAGATAGATGCCCAAACGCAGGCATCTTACGTATGAATAACGGTCAGTACCGCTATTTAACTGAACGTGAGTGTTGGCGACTATTAGGTTTTGAAGACAAAGATTATAACAACGTGGCAAAGAAATTCCCTAAACAACCTGGTAAACGCAGTGCAACGATGTATGCATTAGCAGGTAATAGTATTGTCGTTCCCGTACTCGAAGCAATCTTTGAAGTGCTGCTGTCGAGTGATTACGCGGTGAAAGATGATGTAACAGAAAAAAACGGACAATTAGAATTGGTTATATAAAAGGAGAATGGACATGAACTTACAAAAATTATTTGATATGCAAGCGAAATTAGATGCGGATATTACAGCGAAACATCCAGTGCAGGAAGGTGAAAATCGTTTAGAGAAGAAAGTACTGGCTTTGCTCGTTGAACTAGGCGAGTGTGCGAACGAGTGGAGAGGGTTTAAGTTCTGGAGTAATAGCCAAAAACCAAGAGTGCATGTGGGAATACCGCAAAGTTACTGGCATGAAGGAATCTTAGTAGTACCTGTCGAGCCAACAAAAGGTCAAATTTATGAATATCGAAATTTGCTTCTTGAAGAATACGTTGACTGCTTACATTTCATTTTGAGCATTGGGAATGATTTAAAATTCGATTACGAAGAATTTTTAGATAGACGTTTTACTGTAGACGGTAATATCAATCAATTCTTTCTTTACACGAATATTTCTGTCGGTGAAATAATTCGATATATCGGTACAGACTTCGCTCGGTATTCTTTGTACGCAACACTGCATAGATTCTTAAAACTTGGCAGAAAACTCGGTTTTACAGATGAACAAATCGAACAAGCTTACTACGATAAAAACAAAATCAATTTTGAACGTCAAACGAACGGATATTAAGCACATGGCGATAGCGATATTAATCATGATATTAGCGTTTGCCATCGGACTTGCGATTGGGGTTTACTTAGCAGCAGAAAAATAGAGAGAAAACAGGGAGATTAACAAATGACATATAATGCACATCAGATTTTAGACTTAATGTTTGATTACAATGATAACGTTGCTTTACTGGAAAATCTTCGGGCAGAAACAACTGTCGGTGCAGGTATTGCACAGTACGGCATTGAAGCAACGATGCCGAAAGCACAAGGAGAAACAGGAGATCCAGTGTTCAGAGAATATGTCAGACGTAATCGAGCATTTAGCAGGTACGGGGAGATTACAGAGAAACTGCTGCCAATTCAAAATTTTGTTGAGTCACCAGATTACGACTTGCAACTCGACTTAACAAACAAAGTCATTTTAGACCTAACGCTAGATGGGCAATCACAACGAGCAATCGCAAGGATTGTAAATATGTCATATCAAAACGTTCAGAAAAAACAATTGGTTATCGCTGGAGTAATAGCAAAAACTACTTAATTAAACAGTGGTCAAAGTAGTCAAAGTGGTCAAAATTGTTTTTTTTGGAGATTTCAAAAACTTTTTGTAAAATTAAAGGCAGGTCGGGGAGTTGGGTACGGGCGTGGGAAATACTACTACATAGATTACACTTCGAGCGTGTCAAAACCCTGTAATACCTTTGGGAAATTAATTTTTCCCATTAGCTGATAACACAATTATCATTCAACCTTTTTTGAAACGGTGATTAGGTATTGTCGGCTAATGGGAGTAATTAGGCTCTATGTACGCACTTATATTGTGGTTAATATCATGCGTACTTTGACAATTTAATAGACGGACACTAGCATAGCAGTCGGTGAGTCCGTCATACATATGGCGTTCCGAAAGGACAAATGCACAAAATGTAGCCTACCTACGACGCTAAATATTTTTACTTTCTCATTTAAGGGCTTTGCCCTTTTATACATAATTAATAATTACAACAAAGACGACGACCACAGTAGTTAAATGGCATAGGTATACTACGGTCAAGAAGAGTACATAAATGGGTAAGGAGTGTTTATTTGGAGATTACATTTAAATCTAGAAAAATCGACTTAGAACAAGAGCGTAAGGTATACAGACAAGGTATTCCAATTTACGTGCTACGAGATTGTGAAGCACCTATAAACCTTATTCTCGTTACAATAAATGCAGACACTTATAAACAACATAAAGACGCAATCGCAGATTTGAGAAAAGATATAGCTTTTGGTGACGAAAGTATCGGTGAGGGCGAAGTTTACCATTATGATTACGCAGAAAACGGAAATATCATTCGTGCAACATATGTAATGTATCAATAGCATCCTTCATGGGGTGCTTTTTATTTTGGCTAAAGGAGGGATATTGTGATAAAAAAGAAAGCTCGTCAGTCTAAATATAACAATAGCAAAGTGGTCATTAATGACATTTCGTTTGATTCTTACATGGAATCACGCTACTACTTATACCTTGTTGAACTACAAAAGTGTGGAGTCGTGACAGATATTCAGTTGCAAGTACCGTTTGTATTACAAGACGCATTTACAGATGAATGTGGTAAAAAACATCAAGCTATCACCTATGTAGCTGATTTTGTCGTGAACTATGCAGATAACAGAAAAGAAATTGTTGATGTGAAAGGAAAGGTCACGCAGACATTCCGCAACAAACGAAAGATGTTTATTGCCCGTTATAAGCAAGATATTAAATGCGTGCAACGGAAGAAAAAAGAATGGATCGAATTAAAATTCAGATAGGAGCGATTAGCGTATGGGTGGTGATTGCCATTGATTGAACATAGCTTAACGGAGAAACAGTTACGTTTTGCTGAAGAATACATTAAAGAGCCGAATGCTACAAAAGCATATATGGCGGCATATCCAAGTGTTAAGAAGGAAAGCACAGCGAATGCAGCAGGGAGCAGACTGTTAGCAAATGTTAAGGTTTCCTCCTATATAGACGAACGAATGAAGCAATTGCAGTCTGAACGCATTGCAGACGCTACAGAGGTGCTTGAAACACTTACATCTGTACTACGAGGTCAGAAGAAAGGAACGGCTCTTGTAGGCGCAGGAATGGGCGAACAAGATGTAATGCAAGTTGAGCCAACAGTTGCAGAGAAAATTCGTGCTGCTGAATTACTTGGTAAGCGTTACAAACTGTTCACTGAAAAAGCAGAGGTCGAAGTGGCTGGTGCAGTACAATTTATTGATGATATTAGTGAGAGTGATGAAGAATGACAGTAAAACGTTTATCTGAACTGCTGCCGAAGAAGTTTCATTCGGTTTGGAAAGCATCTATTAGCAAAGACATCCTAAACGTCGTATGCAAAGGTGGTCGTGGTAGTGGTAAGTCGTCAGATATTGCACACATCATCGTACAACTACTTATGCGCTATCCGTTAAATGCAGTCGGTATTCGTAAGATTGACAATACAATTGAGTTATCAATATTCGAACAGATGAAGTGGGCTATCAGTGAACAAGGCGTAACGCATTTGTTTAAGGTCAATAAAAGCCCTATGCGTATCACGTACCTTCCTAGAGGGAATTACATGGTATTTCGTGGGGCGAGTGAGCCAGAGCGAATCAAATCATTAAAAAGTGCAAACTTTCCCTTTGCAATCGCATGGCTAGAGGAATTAGCAGAGTTTAAAACAGAAGATGAAATTACGACTATCACCAACTCACTGCTACGTGGGGAATTGGCTGATGGTCTTTTTTATAAGTTCTTCTATTCTTACAATCCACCAAAGCGCAAGCAAAGTTGGGTGAATAAGAAGTACGAGAGCGCATTTGTTGCAGATAATACATTCGTTCATGCTTCAACATATTTAGATAACCCGTTCATCAGTAAACAATTCATTGCAGAAGCAAACGCTGCTAAAGAACGAAATGAAATGCGTTACAGATGGGAGTACTTAGGTGAAGCAATCGGTAGTGGCGTTGTACCGTTTGATAATCTACGCATCGAAAAGAATTGCATTACAGATGAAATGGTCGAGAACTTCGATAACATTCGTAACGCAGTCGATTTCGGTTATGCTACTGATCCACTCGCTTTCGTGCGATGGCATTATGACAAGAAGAAAAACGTTATCTATGCAATTGATGAACATTACGGACAGAAAATAAGCAATAGAGAGTTTGCGAAGTGGTTGCATAAACGTGGCTATCAAGCAGATGAAATCTTTGCAGATTCAGCAGAGCCGAAATCAATTGCAGAGTTGAAGAATGAACATGGTGTGAAAAGAATCAAAGGCGTGAAGAAAGGTCCTGATTCAGTCGAATACGGTGAGCAATGGCTTGATGATTTAACAGAGATTGTTATTGACCCGCTTCGTACACCGAACATCGCCAAAGAGTTTGAGAACATCGACTATCAAACAGATAAAGACGGTAATCCAAAGCCACGCTTAGAAGATAAAGACAATCACACGATTGACGCGACACGCTATGCATTTAACGATGATATGAGAAATCGAAAAGGCTTCACATTCCTAAAATAGAGGTGAAACAATGAATATATACAATTTTGACGCAACGATTACAGATGAATTGATTGCACAAATCGAAGCAAATGCACCGAAACAAATCGATAACGTTAAAAAGCTATACGATTCGTTTAAAACGGATAACATGACACAAGGTGTTCGTTATTATCAAAATGAATCAGACGTGCTTAAAAAGGAAATTTACACGTATATCGATGAAAAGAAAGTCGTAGACCATGACGCAACAAATGAAAAGATTCCTAGTGGAATGCATAAGATTTTAGTAGACCAAAAAGTTGCGTATCTTGCAGGTGAGCCGATGTCATTTGGTAGTCGCTCGGATAATGACACACAACTTGAATTGTTAGAGGAATTAATCGGTGAGCGTTGGGAAGATACGTTGCCAGAACTTATTAAGAATGCAAGCAATAAAGGGCTTGAATGGTTACATCCGTTTGTGAATGAAGATGGTGAGTTTGACTATATGATTATCGGTGCAGAACAATTGATACCGATTTATGACGCAAAACACCGCTTCAAACTAACTGCTGCAATTCGATTCTATGCAGTTGCCCAGGATCATATCAAGTTAGAGTTATGGACTGAATACGATGTGACGTATTACGAAATTATCGACAATCAGATTCATTTCGATGTGACGTATGACATTAACCCAGCACCGCACTTTACGAACAGCGAAGGTACAGAGGGCAAGAGTTGGGGCATGGTTCCGTTCATTAAGTTCGCAAACAACACGGAAGAATTAGGCGACTTACATTTTAACAAGCGAGCAATTGACGCATATGAAATGCTTGTGAGTAAGACGCAGGACACAGTGATTGATATACAAGAGTTAATTTTGATATTACGTGGCTACGAAGGTGAATCATTAGCGGAATTTACGACGAACTTAAAACGTTATAAAGCTGTCAATGTCGACGGTGAGGGTGGCGTTGATGCATTACAAGCAGATGTACCAACAGCGGCATATCAACTACAAGCCGAAATGCTACGAAAGAATATTATTACATCAGGACAAGGTGTTGACCCTAGCCCCGAAGTAATCGGTGAAGCACCTAGCGGTGTAGCGTTAGAAAACTTATACGCATTGCTCGACATGAAAGCATCAATGCTAGAGCGTAAGTTTACGTTAGCAATGCGAGTGTTCATGAAATTTATCGAAGTGTATTGCGATGTGGCAAATGCCGGTGACTTTGACGCTCGTGACGTTACGATGACATTTAATAAAATGCTATTAACGAATGAATCAGAAATCATTCAAATGGCAACGCAGTCTGTCGGCGTTATCTCAAATGAAACGATTCTCGAAAATCATCCTTGGGTGCGTGATGTACAGCAAGAAAAAGAACGACTGGATAAACAGAAGGAAGTCGAATTATCGGCTTATTCTGAACGCTATGGCTCATTAGAAGGTGATGCAGATGGTACAGATTCATAACCAGTTAGACATCATCGAGCAAATCGACAAGTTTATTGCAAGGTCTGAAAGTGAAATCGAAGAACTGTTTGCGAAGCGTTTGAAAGAGATTTTAGCAACGTTGAGCAATATGTATAACAAGTTCGTTACAAGCGATGAAACAAGCTATACAGACCTAAATAAGTACAATAGGTTATCAAAAGAGTTGGAACGTATTGCAACAGCACTCAACAACGATTACAAACAAGTTGTAAAGATGGTCGAAGTGTCACAGCAACGTATTTACGTAGAGCAATACTTAATGATGATGTACTTGTTTGAAGTGTATCAAAGTACCGAAACAGGATTTTCGCTGCCGAACGCTGAAACGATTGCCATTGCATTGAAAAATCCAATTGAGTTTCTAGGGCTAGTTCCAACGTTAGAACAGCACCGCAACGAAGTGATTCGTAAATTAAATATCGAAATCACATCAAGCTTAATGAGTGGTGAAGGTTACTGGAAGATGGCGGAACGTATCGAAAAGGCAGTCGGATTCAGTAAACACAAGGCTCGTACAGTTGCACGTACAGAGGGCGGTAGAGCGAGAAGTATCGCAGATGAAGCAGTAACAGAAGAAATGAAAAAGTACGCTGACATCGACGATATGTGGCTGTCAACACTAGACACAAGTACACGACACGCACATCGTGAGTTAGATGGGCAAAAGTCGGATGACGAAGGTTATTTTCATTACAAAACGATGAAAGCAAGAGCACCGCATTTATGGAATGTAGCGAGCATGGATATTAATTGTCGTTGCGTTAAGTTAAAACTCATTAACGGACAATTACCAAGTGTAAGGCGTGGTCGTGATTATCGCGATCCAGGTTATCAACAACGATTAGCAGATAAGATTGCCGAACACATGGCAAATGGTGACACATACGCTCAAGCGTATAAAAAAGCTAACAAGCGAGTGATAGCACCGAGCGTTGTCGTGCCATTTATTACGTATGAGGACTGGGTAGATAAAGCAAAATAATGAGATTTTGGGACCGCTTCTAGCGGTTTTTATTTTGTCCTAGGCACGACATTAAACTGCTAATCACAGCTAGAAAGCGTTACTTACGCGGAAAGGTAGTGGTCACATATCTAGTCGAAAGCCTAACAGACTTAAAAAGCGATAAGGCACTCGTCCTAGACATGACGTTAAAAGGTCTATTTATTATGCCATCGTGTCGAACACGTTAAAAACGAAAGGAGCATACAAATGAACAAAGAGCAGTTAGTAGCATTAGGTTTAGAGGAAGAAGTTGCAGACAAAGTAATTGAGGGCTTTGGGAAAATGATTCCGAAACACCGCTTCGATGATAAAAACGAAGAAGTGAAGGAATTGAAAGAGCAGTTACAACAACGTGACACTCAATTAACTGAACTGCAAACGCAGGCAACGGGCAACGAAGAATTACAAGCACAGATCAAGATGTTGCAAGAACAAAACGAACAAACTGCAACAGAATATCAACAAGCATTACAGCAAAAAGACTTCGACTTTGCGTTGACGGAAGCGCTGCGTGACGCAAAAGCGAAAAACCCGAAAGCTGTTAAAGCATTGCTTGATACTGAATCAGTGAAGTTCGAAGAAGGCAAGTTGATTGGACTATCGGAGCAATTAGACGCACTGAAACAGTCTGATGATTACCTATTTACGCAAGAAGGTGTTAAAGGGAAAACGCCACCGCAAGGCGGAGGAGCGCCACAAGTAACAAAAGAACAATTCAATGCTATGACGTATACGGAAAAAACGAAGCTGTATAACGAAAACGTTGAATTGTACAATCAACTATCGGAATAGGAGAGATATAAATGGTACAAACAAAAGCACAAGATTTATTAAATCCAGAGGTGTTAGCAAAAGAAGTAGCAGCACAATTAGACAAAGCAATCCGTTTTACACCTTATGCAGTGACAGATAACACACTAGTTGGACAACCGGGTAACACAATCACTCGTCCAAAATACGCATACATTGGTGCTGCAGAAGATTTAACAGAAGGTGTTGCAATGGACACTGCGAAGCTATCAATGACAACGAAAGCAGTAACTGTCAAAGAAACAGGTAAAGCAGTAGAAATCACTGAAACAGCAATCATCACGAACGTTGACGGTACTGTTGCAGAAGCTTCACGCCAAATTGGTTTAGCAATTGCTGATAAAATCGAAATCGACTACTTAGCGTCATTAGAAACAGCGGTTCTAAAATCAGCAGAAGCACCAACAAGTGCATCAAACATTTTAAAAGCGATTGATGTATTAAATTCGGAGGACGATCAAGACTTAGTCCTATTCATCAATCCAAAAGACTACAGCAAACTCGTTGAATCACTTTTCACTGCAGGCGGTGCTATTCAAAATACAGCACTTACTAGCGGTCAAGTTGCTCAAATCGTAGGTGTATCAAATATCGTTCGTACAAAACGTGTAGACGAAGGTAAAGGCTACTTACAAGTGACTGGTGCAGTTGAAATCGTGAAGAAAAAAGCTGTTTCGATTGCAACAGATACAGATATTCTTGCACGTACTGTTGTTTTAGCAGGTAACATGCATTACGCTACAAACCTTAAAAACGACAACGGTGTTGTTAAGTTAGGTGTAACAGCCTAATTTAACAACTTCTTTAAAGGAGGGATTTTATGCTATTACGTCGTTATCACGAAGTAAAACGTGAACCACCAAAGCCAAAGGTGGAAGAAAAACCGAAAACAACTCGCAAACGTACAACGAAAGCGAGTGATGATTAATGCCTTTCACAGACGAAGAAATCAGCGTTCTAATTGCAATCAATGGTGAACGTGCTACAGAAAAACGATTAGAGCAGTACAAAGCACTTGCTACAGTCTATTACGACTTTGCAGTCGAGTATTGCAATAACAAGAACATCACGTTCAGACAAACGCAAATCTTCCTTGCAAAAGCGATCCAGTTTTATTTAAACAAGTCGGGTCTTACAGCAAGGTCCATGGGCACGGTTAGTTATTCATACACGACAGACTTGCCAACGTCCGTGCTATATCCGCTTAAACCGTTTAAAAAGTTGAGGTGGTAGCATGTACGAAGAATTTCCACACCAAGCCGAGATATTTTACATGGGCGAAGGTGAAGAAGATGATTCGGGTGGTTTCACAGACGGTGGACCCGTTACAGACTTTGTAATGGACTGCTTTGTCGATACACCATCATCACAAGAACAATACAATGCTATGCAGTTGAAGAACTCTTTTGACCGGTATTTGTATTATCCATCGGACTACACGCTGTTAAATGACCGTTATATCCGTTTTGATAATGTAGAATACGAGCAAGTCGGTAAGTCGCTAGATCAAGGCGGTCAAGGTGAAATCTATCGCATTAAATTGCGTGAGGTTAAACTATGACAATTACTCGATTCGGTTCATCATCACTGGCACGAGCATTGAAAAAGTGGAGCAAGGACATTGAAGATGAAGTAAAACGTATCATCGTTGAAACTGCTGCTATTATTCAAACGGAAGCAAGATTGCTCGCTCCAGTTGATTCGGGCTACTTGCGACAATCAATTGAGATTGAACTATTGAATGGTGGTTTAACAGCAATCATCAATGTAGACGCAGATTATGCGATTTATATTGAGTACGGCACAGGGATTTACGCCACGAAGGGCAACGGCAATAAAGACGGTTGGGTATACTTTAGCGAAAAATATGGCGAGTTCGTATTTACTCGTGGTATGCAAGCGCAGCCTTTTTGGTTCCCGGCACTCGAAGTAGGCGAGAAATATTTTAAGAAAGAAATGAGCAAGCTAGGAAGGTGATAACGTGTCACTAGCGTTTACAGCGTTGCAAAAAGCTATTCTAACAAGGCTACGAGGTGACACGAGCGTTACTTCCTTGTTAAATGGCACGAAGAACTATCTTGGTGTATATGATTACGTTACTGAGGACACAGCGTTCCCGTATGTAGTCGTAGGCGAGCCGAGAGCAGACGACTTCGGTGTAAAAACCGAGGATGTCAAAGATTACACAGTCACATTGCATATTTGGTCGAGTTACAAAGGTAACAGCGAAGCATACAAGATACTTAGTGTTTTGTATGACAGCTTTAAATACAAATTAAACATTGAAGGTTTCAAAACAGTTAGAACGTCATGCGTTGATACTCGTGTCTTTACAGACATTGATGGTATTCATCGTCATGGCGTTTTTACATTGAAATTTTCACTACAAAAGGAGAAATGATAAATTATGGGTACATTAAAAAATGGTAAAGATACAATCTTATTAGTTCAACCGGTTGACGCAGCATACGGTACAGCAGCACTTGTCATTGCACAACAAACGGAATCATCTTATTCGATTGAAAACGATGTAAAAGATGAACAAACAAAATTCGGCCGCATCGTTGGTTACGGTAACAACTCTGAATCATTCGAGTTCAGTGCATACGGTTCTAAAAACGATCCTGGTCAAATGGCTGTATTCCAAGCAATCGAAGATAAGAAACAACTTAAAGTGTGGGAAGTTGATACAACGTTAGATGAAAATGAAAAGCACGATGCAATGTTTGCATACGTTATCGTTGAATCGGCTGAACGTTCAAACTCACAAGATGGCTACGAAGAAATTAGCGGTACATTACAGGTCTACGGTAAAGCCCAAAAAGGCAAGTTAGAAAAATTACCGCTTGAAGTTATCGAGTTCGGTCAATACGGTTTCGAAGCACCGGGTGAATACACTGGCGAAGCAGATAACCGCGTTAAAGACCCAGCAAAACCTTAATCACATAACAAACTCAAAGGGGGCATTTGCTCCCTTTTTTAATACTTAAAAACAACAAACAGGAGGTCATTTATATGACATTATCTTTAAAAATTAACCAAACAAACTACGACGCGAAAGCGTCTTTTGCATTCTTAAAAGTAGCCGAATCATTCGGAAATTTTGACGAGAAAGTAAATAAATTCGTCGGTGGTCTTGAAAACTTAGTGACATCACTAGTAACAAGTGAAATTGAGTCATTAGTGCAATTTTGGACTGCGGCAACTGCTCATTACGGTAAAAAGGATAAACCTAGTGAGGAACAAATTCAAACGGCTTTAGAAGAACAAATCGAAGCCGGTAAGGACTTAGACGTTCTATTTAAGGAAGCTTATAACTTCATGCGTAACAGTGGTTTTTTCAAGAAAAAGATTCAAAACTACTGGGAACAAACGGAGATGATGAAAGACTTCGGGGCGACAGAGGACGAGAAGAAAACGAACAAAATCGCTTACGAGCAATTAATGAAAATGAAAGCAGAAATCGAAGCGTAATTGATTTCGATCAAATCGAAGTAGATGCGGTCCAGTATTTGAACATCACAGATTTTGAGTATCTGTACTCATTAGATTTACGTGAATGGAACAACCTTATGAGAGGTGCTGCACTACGAGATATTAAAGCATACGAAGATATGGCAGTGAGTGCAATCTTCAATGTGAGAGCTAAACATGAAAAACGTGTTAGTACGAAGAAGCTATTCGATGCTGATAAAGCACGAAAACGACTTCTTAAAGACGAGGAACCGTTGAAAGACTTTACGCGTTTTGACAAAGCCCAACAGGCAATGAAGGGCTTTAATTTAACACCATCAAAATAAAGGAGGGATAACATGACAGTTGAAAAATTTAGCGCGATAGTTGGTGCGGAGATACGTGAGTTTCAACGTAAATTACGTGAGGTAGATAGACGCTTACAAGAAACAGCGACAGGCGCAGATGTCGATATTCGAGCAAATATCAAAGATTTCTTGAAAAACATTAAAAACGTTAAAAAAGAAATGACTAAACTCGAAAACGAAGATGTCGATGTTGAAGTACACGCAGAAGTACGCAAGGCGTTACATGAAATCAACGAAATTGAAACGCGTATGCGTGAACTTGATCGTGACGACGTTGAAATTGATGTCGAACTCGCAACACAACAGTTTAATCGTGATATTGAGCGTATGCGTAGTCGTATTCGTGATATACAGCGTACTGAAATCCGTGTTAAAGTCGAAGCGATTACACGTGAAGCGATTGCGGAACTTGCACTCGTTGAAAAGCAAGCAGATAAGTTAATCGAAGATGATGTGCATATCGACGTTGAAGCAGACATCGAAAAAGCTATTTCAGATTTCGAGTTCGTACAAGAACGTGTTCGTACATTGTCACGCATGGAACCGACAATCGAAGTAGAAGCAGCTACAGCAGATGCAATGCGACAGTTAAAAGAAGTAGAAATGCGCATGAAGTCACTTGATCGCAAGAATGCTGAATTAAATATCAATGCAGATATTTCAGATGCGGTTAAGAAAATGCAAATCGTGGAACAAGAAGCAAATGATTTAGAACGTGATAGTGCGACAGTCGATATTCGTGCAAACGTACAAGACGTTATGCGTAAGATGGCACAAGCAAGAGCAGAGTTACAAGCTGCACAACGTTCTAAGCCGACTATCCACTTACAAGCAGATATTTCACAGTTTCGTGCAAAAATAGCGGCACTACAAGCAACATTAGTGACGTTACGACGTACAAATGACATTCAAATCGACGCAGATACAACAAGCGCACGAGTTCAACTGGCATTGTTACGCGAAAGAATAAGACAGCTTAATCGCAACGCTGTTATTCGCGTCACAGCTAGAATTGAGGATTTCCAACGCAAAATGGGAATACTTGCACAAAATATCCGAGCATTCGGTGAGGTAGCAGGTAACGCCATTAAAGGTGCGTTAATCGCATTGTTACCAACATTATCACCAATCATTGCTAATCTAACTGCTGCTATCGGTAATTTAGGTGTCATGATTGGCGTTGTTGGTGGACAAGCAGTTGGCTTTGCATTTGCTGGAGCAACGGCATATGTCGGTATGGGTTCGGCTATTGCGCTTGTTACAAGTCATGTTAAAAAGCTGTACGAAAAAAATGCGAAATTAGATGCAGAACAGCAAAAGATGAAAGCAACTTTAGAGAGCGTTAAAGGGGCTTGGGAAAAGATTGTCACATCTACGCAAAAGCCTATCTTTGAAGGACTCACAAACGTTGCAAGTATCGCTAAAAGTGCATTAGGTTCATTAACACCGATGTTCACAAGCGTCGCAAAATCATTCCAGACGCTTACAGGGCAGTTAAAACAATCGTTAAATACAAAGCCCGTACAGCAGTTCTTTGATTACCTTAATAAAAATACAGGTCCAATGCTCGAAACTTTCGCAAAAGCGTTTGGGAATGTATTTAAAGGTATCGGTAGCATGATGGTCGCATTTGCACCATTAAGCAAATCGGCATCGCAAGGCTTCTTAGAAATGACGCAAAGCTTTTCAAAGTGGGCACAGGGTTTACAACAGTCCGAGAAATTTAAAACGTTTATTAAATACGTTCAAACAAATATTCCTAAAGTGAGTAGCATTTTTGGGAACATGATTATGGGCGTAGTTAATACATTCGCTGCCTTTGGTGGCTCGGCAAGTGGCTTTATGTCTAAACTGCAATCAATGATGCAAAGCTTTAACCAATGGTCGCAATCGTTAGCTAGTAACAACGGCTTTAAATCGTTTTTAAGCTATGTATCATCTACTGCACCGACTGTGATTAGCGTAATCGGGCAACTAGTTAAGTTTATCGTCAATCTGGGAATCGGTATGGCTCCATTAGGTAAACTACTACTAGAAATGACACAGAAGTTTTTAACATGGTCCAATGCAATGATGAAAGCACATCCCGCAATTGGGCAATTGATCGCGGTTGCTATTTCGTTGCTTGGCGCATTAATGGCGGTAGTTCCAGCAATCATTTTAATGCAATCTTTATTTGGTGGTCTTGCGACAGCGATTGGTGCAAAACTACTCGGAGCATTAGGATTAGTTAAAAATTTATTCACGAACTTTGGTGCAACAATCGCTCGTGTAACTGCGTTTTTCTCACGTTTTGTCGGTAGTGCTTCACTACTCGGACGAGCATTCACGCTTTTAACTGGTCCAATTGGTATTGCAATCGCTATTATCTCAACATTAATCATTGTTTTAGTAAAAGTGTATCAAGAATCAGAAACGTTCCGGAACATCATTACAAATGCATTTAACGCAGTTAAAAACGCTGTTGTTACAGCATTTGGAGCAGTTGTTTCGTTCATTTCTTCTACTTGGGCGCAAATTAAATCAATCTGGACGAGCAACTCAACGGAATTAACAACTATTTGGACAACGGTTTGGAATGCGATTAAAACGACCGTTGTAGCATTCGCAACAGCGATTGCACCAATCGTTACAGCACTGTGGAATAACATCGTATTAGCTGTACAAATCGCATGGCAAGTCATTAAAACAGTTATTACAACATCAATCGCTATTATCAGTGGTGTAATTGGGATATTCGCAAAAGTCCTTACAGGTGATTTCATTGGAGCGTGGCAAGTTGCTAAAAATACGTTGGTAGCTGTATGGAACACGATTGTTGCGGCAGCTAAATCAATTTGGGGCTTACTCAAAGCGTATTTCCTTAATTTATTCGCACCGATTATTCCAGTCTTTAAATCAGTTTGGAGTGGTTTGAAGGGATGGCTTACATCAACATGGTCATCTATCAAAGCGAGTGCCACGTCAATTTGGAGTAGTTTAAAAGCGTGGTTCAGTTCAATGTGGAACAGCGTTAAAGCAACTGCTCAATCGGTATGGAACGGTTTAAAATCATGGTTGCAATCAGTGTGGAATAACATTAAGTCGAATGCGACAAGAACATTCAACTCGATCAAAACATTTTTATCGTCAACTTGGAATACGATTAAATCTAACACTACAAGCGCATGGAACAGCATTAAGAGTGCAATTTCAAGCGTCTGGAATGCGATTAAATCAGTCGTATCAAATTCGGTTAACGCAGTTAAAGCAGTTGTAAGCGCAGGTTTTAACGCAATCAAAGCTGTTGTGAGTGCTGTGATGAACGGTATTCGTGCAGTTGTATCAAGTGTGTGGAATGGTATACGGTCGGTCGTGACAAGTGCTGTAAATGCAATTCGTAGTATCGTCACATCCGTATTCAATGGCATTCGCACAGTCGTAACGAGCGTAATGAAAGCTATATCAGCGGTTATTCGTGGGGATTGGGCAAGTGCTAAGAGTGCTTCAACTAGTGCTGTAAATGGCATTAAGTCGATAGTAACGAGCGTATTTAACTCGCTTAAATCTGTTGTAGTGAGTGCAATGAACGCTGTTAAATCGGCTGTTTCGAGTGGTTGGAAGGCTGCGGAAGCTGTACTTCGTAGTGTTAACCTTGTGAGTGTCGGTAAAAATATCATGCAAGGTCTTGCGAATGGTATCAAGTCGATGGCTGGTTCAGTTGTTAGTGCGGCTAAGTCTATCGCAGACAAAGTAACAAGTACAATCAAAAAAGCGATGGACATCCATTCACCGTCACGTGTGACAAAAAAACTCGGTGAACATACTGGCCAAGGTTACGCAAACGGTATCAAAGCTAAACAAAAAGCCGCAGAAGCCGCAGCTAAAAAAGTGGCAGCAGCAGCTAAAAAAGGATTTAGCAACGCTGTACAAAAGCTTGATTTAAAACTTTCAGCAGGTACTATTTCAACAGCATCATACGTGAAGCAAATGAAATCTGTTGCAAGCAAATACAAATCAGTTACAAATGCACAGGAAAAAGTACAAGCGAAGATTTCAAAAGCGACGACTAGTGCGGCAGTTAAAGCACAACAAGCAAAAAACGAAAAAGTTGCTGCACAAACAAAAACCTTCAATACAAAACTTGCGAAGATTGATAACAAATACAATGCGTCTACAAAATCAGTAAAAGCTTCAACGACGTATAAAAAAGAAGTCAAAGCACTCGCAAGTAAATACAAAACAAACACGACGATCCAGAACAAAGCGACGGCAAAAATTAACACAGCTAACAAAAATATTGCGAAAACGGAACTCAATCTTAACAAGCAAACAGTAAGCAAGTTGTTATCAAGCGATAAAGTACTGACAACTAAGCAATTGCAATCAATTAAAACCATTTCTAAGCAATATTCGAAAGGTTCTAGCGAACGCATTTACTTCGAGAATCAGTACGCAAAAGCTGTTAAACAAAACGCTAAGATTCGACTCGCAAACGATAAGACGAAAGTTTCGGCACTTGTAAGTAGCGATAAAAAGGTTACAACTAACCAATTAGCTTCTATCAAAAAGATTGCTAACTCGTATGCTAAAGGCTCAAAAGAGCGACTTTACTTCGAGCAACAGTACGCTTCGGCAGTCACAAAAAACAACAAGATTGTCTACGAAGCTAACAAAACAAAAGTTGAAGAGATTTTAGCAAATGAAAAGCTTTCAGCAGCAGAACAAATCAAGCAAATTGAAGCTGTATCAAAAGCGTACAAAAAGGGCACGGAAGAACGTGCTTATTTTGACGAGATTCTGGGCAAACAGAAACAAACACTTTACAACAACTTGATCGCTGCCAACGAAAAATACACAACAGCAATCCAAGAAGCGAATGACAAGTTAATCGAATCAGAAAAAGCGTTGAATGACGAATACGCTAAATCTGTTGCCAGTCGTGCAGATGCATTAAGCAGCTTTACGTCGTTGTTCAGTGAAGTATCAAAAACAGCAGATGTAACAAGTGCTCAGCTATCCGCTAACTTACGTGACCAAGTATCGACGTTGAAAGATTGGGCATCGAACATTGATTCATTAGCTTCAAAAGGAGTTACAGGGTCATTACTCGATGAACTTCGTGAACTTGGGCCTAACGCTTCAAGTGAAATCGCAGCATTGAATACAATGAGTGAAAGTGAACTCGCTGAATACGTTTCGTTATGGCAAGAGAAGTCAGCATTTGCGACATCAGTTGCAACGAAAGAACTCGAAAACTTACGTACAGATACGGACGCTCAAATTACGCAATTACGTGCTGAAACAGCTACGCAACTGCAACAATACAACAAAGAGTGGCAAGAAGAAATTCTTTCGTTAACAGGCAAAACAACACAGAAATTCGATGCATTAACAGCGAGTATGCCTGCAATCGGTCAGAATGTTATCAAAGGTATGCAACGAGGTTTAGCAACGATGACACCAGCGTTATTAGCGCAAGCAAATAGCATTGCGGAACAAATCAAATCAACGATTCAATCAGCGTTAGATATTCACTCACCATCACGTTGGGGAGATAAGTTCATCGGTCAAAATTTAGTTTTAGGTATCGCAAACGGTATTGATCGAATGAAAAAACACGCTATCAAATCGGCAGCGAGTTTGGCGGAATCAGTTAAAAATGAACTAAGCAACACACTTCAAACCGTTGATGGCATGGCAGTTACAAGTGACATGAAAGCATCGCTAAACAAAGAATTACAAGTTAAAGTTAAAGTCGATGTTGAAGGTGGCGGTGCAACAGGCGGTAGCGTAATCATTAACAATCAATATGGCGCTTCAAACCTAACGCCATCAGAAGTCGCTCGTCAACAGAAGAAACAAATGCAACAGCTTGGACTACAATTCTAGGAGGTCAGCAAATTGGAAACAGTCACATTTACAAACAGCATGGGGCAGTCAGTAAAGTTTGCTGATGCTCCTTTTTTTATACAAGAAGTTACAGGGTTAGGCGATGTTACAGCAGACATTCAAAACGTCCGCAGTGCTTATGAGGACGGTTCAAACTTCATCGACGCAATCTTAAACGAGCGAGAAATCGAATTATCGTTTCTAATCGTTGCAGACGCAGTGGCGAAGGAATCATATGGGGATATTTCTCGTATGAGGGAACACGTTGCAACTGTTCTCAATCCGAAACTTGGACCAGGAACATTAAAGTATGAAAACGAGCGTGTCGTGCGTTTAATCACTTGTATCGCAGACGGTGTGCCACAATTTCCCGATGGTGATGGACGTGTCGAAATGATACAAAATGCTTCAGTTACGTTTATCGCTCACAATCCTTACTGGCGTAGTACAGCAATCGAAGAAGAACCTGCATTCAAACCATTGTTCCAATTCCCATTCAGCGGACCGTTTCAAATGGGCATACAGCGTGACGAACGAGTTATCGAAAATGATGGCAACGCACCTGCACCACTCTTAATTGAGTTTTATGGACCTGCGACAAATCCAGTCATTTTAAATCGCACGACAAATCAGTACATCAAAGTTAATCAAGAACTCTTAGAAGGTGAACGAATGGTGATTGATACGAACCCCGACAATGCTTCGGTGTACTTCGTAGCAGAAGATGGTACGAAGCGAAACGTCGTTCATTGGCTCGATTTAGGTTCATCATTATCAACATTTCGCTTACAGCTAGGAGAAAATGAAATCGCATATACAGCAGATAGTGACGTACAAGGTGCAATACTCAACTTGACGTGGCAAAAGCTATATAACGCAGTATAGGAGGGGTTATTTTGGCGGAAATATTTAAGTTTTTTAACTCAGCACCGGGGGACGAACGTTGGCATTATGCCAGCGACTTTGCCGATTATTTTGGCTCGGTACTATCAAGTGGGTTGCTTCACGAGAATAATAAATACGGGTTACAAGTGACTGTAAACAGTGGCACATTAACCATAAATGTTGCAGTCGGCAAAGCCCTTATCAAAGGGTACAGCTACGAAAATACAAATGATTTAACATTAACGCACAGTTTACCCGAACAAACGTTAGACCGAATTGATCGAGTTGTTTTACGTTTGGATTTACGCAACGCAAATCGTTTCATCAAAGTATTTGTGAAAGAAGGGGTATCAGCAACAGCCCCAGTTGCTCCCGATTTACAACGTGACAACTACGTCTATGAATTATCGCTTGCGACTGTAAGATTACGTGCAAATACATCGAGTATCAGTGCCAACGACATCACAGATACACGTGCATTAGAAGATATTTGTGGTATCGCTCAATCGCTTATCACAGTACCAACGAGCGTGTTTCAACAACAATTTGATGCTTGGTTCGATGGTATTGCAGACACAACGGAGCAAAGTGTGAGTGACTGGCAGACAACGCAAGAACAAGCGTTTAGTGATTGGTTTGCAACGATTCAAAATGCTTTAGATGGTGATGTTGCGGCGAGTTTAGCGAATCAGATTACGACTTTACAAAGTGATGTAAATACAAAATTTAATAATTTATTATCTGAATTTCAACGTTTAGATAATGAAAAATTACTCAAAAAATACAAAAGCATGAAAGACAGTGAGGGTATTTTTACAACAGTCACGTATAAGCGTACAGATGGAACTGTATACGCTACGTCCGTTTTAAGTGGTGGTACTACACCACAGTACACAACTCGTACCATTACTTTCTACGATAGCGATGGAACGACAGTAAAAACAACAAAAGTCTATACGTTGTCTTATGACAGCGAGGGCGACTTAGTAAGTGAGGTGTAGAGTATGTTAGATATACGAGAGCATGGTGGGAGTTTTGGTGGTGGCAAAAAAAATGGGGCATATCCAGATATACCAATTTCATTTCCGAGAATACCAAATTCTCAATTGCTTCAATATATACTTACAATAGAATTTGCGTATTTACCTAACTCAAAAGAATTAGAGAAAGAGCCAGAATGCGTGTTAATTCTTTACGGTGTAGCAAACAATAAAGATGTAATTAAACAATATATGAAAACAACTAGTGTCGTATTGAGAACAGAAACGTTATTTACCGTTCCAGTGAATAGCAATATATCATATTTAAGACACAACGAATTTGGTATGCACTATATTTATTTATACAATAACACTTATCACGTTGTAACGATTAAAAATGACATAGTTTATTCTATTAGACAATACTCAAACATTTACGTGCAAAATTTTTGGATTGATGAACAAGTTTTCATGTCTCTTGCTTCTTATAACTTATATATCTTGAACCATTCAGGGGTATTGTTGGGAAGTTTTTATAATTCAGCTTTTCAAAATTATATTAATCGTATTTCTAAATACCACTACATCATCTCAACGAACACTATATCGGGAACGCAAGTGGTGTTATTCGATTTAAAAAAACTAGAATATTTTACGTCGGGGAGTCAATATACTTTTTCACCAATGATGGCGAAATTGAACGCAAGTATGAAGATAAACGGAGGGAGAATATAAATATGTACATTAAGATAATTAATTTATTAGCACGTGATGGAGTAGCTAATTATAAAACGCTAGACATCAATAAAATCGAACAACCATTTTACGACTTCAAAGCAAACGAATGTTATTTACAATATAACGAATCATTCGCATCACACGAGGATTTAATTGAAATTACAGAACAGGAATATTTAGAAGCAAAAGAAGAACAACAAAAAGATGTTGTTTCGCTAGAAGATAAAGTGAAACAACTACAACAAGAAAACGAAGCATTGCGTGAATCACAATTGTCACAAGATGAACTAATTATGTCGTTAATTTTAGGAGATGAATAATTATGGCGAAATCACAAGCATACTATGATTTATTTTTACGAAATTGGTACAACCGCATCGCAACAGAAGTAGAATTAGATAAAGCTATCGCAAAAGGTATTTTAGACGAAGCAGACAAAATCGCAATCATGGCAACTGAACAGAAACCGTTATAACACCATCAAGGTGTTTTTATTTTGCCCTCGAAATGAGGGCATTTTTATTTTAGGAGGGATAGAATGATACCCTTACGTGTTATTGACGTAGACTTTAATTTATACGGTGAAGTACCGAAATATGAATCGTTGCAAATTGTAAATAACTTGTTCGGCATCGGCTCGATCGAATTAAAAATAAATCGGTATATGCCAAAAGCTGACTTGTTGGAAGTGGATAGAATCATCTTTCCGCTAAACCGCACAGACACACCATTTCAGATTTTACATCGAGAAATTGAACTTGATGAAGGTGGTAAAGCAACGGAAAATTGGGTTATCAAAGCTGTACCGCTTAAAGCGTGGTTAAGCGACCGTTTGATACTACCGCCAACGCATACAGCGAATCAGAACAAATCGGGCAACGCTGAAACGGTGATGAAACACTATGTAAATATATCCGCAGTCAATCCAATTGATACGAAACGAATTATTCCGAAGTTGGTTATCGCTGCCGATTTAAAACGTGGCGACAACATTAGTCGTTCGGCTCGTTTCGATACGTTATCGGACGAGTTAAAAACAATCGGGGAACTTACTCAGATTGGATGGAATATCTCGTTAGACATCGAAAACAAGCGTTTTGTATTCGACATTATCGAGGGTTTGAATCGTGTAGCGTCACAAACGGATAGACCGCCAGTTGTTTTTTCAACCGAGTTTAAAACGCTCGAAAGTTTAGAGTACACCGAGAGCAAACTCGATTATAAAAACACCGCAGTTGTCGCAGGGCAAGGTGAGGGCGTGAATCGTAAAGTCATCATACTCAATGATACGAACAGCGGATTTGATCGCAAGGAGATTTATATTGACGCACGTGACGTTGCAGATACCGACACGGACGAAGAAGGTAATGAGTTCCCACGTCCAGAAGCCGATGTTATCGCTGATTTAACCGACCGTGGTAATGAAAAACTAGCCGAACACCTACAAGAAATTTTTGTGAATGGGCAGATTACGAACACTATTTTTCGATACGGTTATGACTGGTTTAATGGCGATACAGTGACGCTTGAACACAAAGATTGGGGCATTGCATTAGACGCTCAAATTACGCAGGTCAAAGAGATTCACGAGGTCGGACGAGCGTATAAAGTTGAGGTCGTGTTCGATAAGGACATACCGACATTTGTGGACAAAATAAGTCGGACATTACGCAAAGTAGCAGATAAACGCTAATATTGTAGAAAATGTATTATGGAAAACATTCCCTTTTTATTTGATAATGAAATTAACAAAGAGAAGGAGATGGTAGAAACATGAAATTAGGCACTTTAGAATGTGGTAAGTGTAAAAGAGAAATACGGTTTTATCAGTTGAATTGGATTGATTTAGATGACATTCCTCGCATTAGTCAATTGGAACTCGAACAAATTCCGATGAACGCAGATGAAGCTACACGCAACGGCATTGTAGAGTGCTTTTCATGTGGCCATCATAACGACATCTTTAACCCGTCGAATGGGAGCATTAGAACGGTGTAGCTTTGTTAAATGGATAAAAGGGAGATGGGGTTTTATGATACACGAAAATGGTTTGTATGAAACAGGTGAACTTGCTTGTGAAAACGGTCATATTAACAAATGGCAAAGGCAATTAGTTAAAAGAGGTCCATTAGGACAAGCGATCATCATGGAATTACTTGAAGGTCACACCCGAATCGAAGGTAATAGAGCATTCAGATGTCGCACATGTGACGAATGGGTGGAATTCAAGAAGGAAGTAGAATAAATAACAACTAAGCACTCTCAATCGAGGGTGCTTTTTATATGCAAAAAATATGAAAAGTAGGTGGCACATGAGTATTGAGGTATCTTTATTATTCGGGGCAATTGGGACGGTTGTTGGTGTAGTCGGAGCAATTATCACGATGAAGAAAAACAGCAAAGAAGATGGCGAACATTCGGCAGAAACAAAAGCGCAGCTTAATTACATTACACGAGGTGTAGATGACATTCGCATTGACCAACGATTACAAGCGAGTAAATTAGACGGTTTTAATGACCGATTGATTCGTGTTGAAGAATCAACAAAACAAGCGCATAAGCGTATCAACGACATCACAAAGGAGGAACATTAATGACACAAGATAAGTTAAAACAATATATTGCTTTATTCGGAGGATTGCTCGGTGCAATCCTTTTATTTTTGCAAAGTTTAGGTATCAATTTAACACACTTTAACGATGCTACAATCAACGCATTTGTACATGTACTAGAAGCGCTCGTACCATTCATTTTAGTTGGCTATGGAGTGTATAAGAACAGCTATATCATCACTCGTAAGGCGAAAGAGCAAGAAAAAGAACTAAAAGAAAAGGGGTTGAAGTAATGACAGTAATTAAAAATGATTATATTAGCGTCAATAAATACACACGCCCAGGTTCTAAATTAGCAAGTGTAAAGGGGATTGTATTACATTGGACCGCAAATGCTGGCGGAACAGCCAAAAATCACAAAACATTTTTCGGTAACGGTGGAGGCTCGCGATATGCGGGTGCTCATATCTTTGTCGATAAAACTGAAGCACTTTGCATCGTACCGCTGAATGAAGTTTGTTATCATGCGAACGAGTCAACATGCCGAATTAAAAAGTTATTTGGTAAAGTTGGAAATTATCAAGGCAACGCTAATGTAACAACAATTGGTGTAGAAATGTGTGTGGAGAAAAATGGAACGATTCACAAAGATACCATTGATCGAACAGTAAATGTAGTCACGGAACTTTGCAAAAAGTTTGGTTTAGATGATGGCGACTTGTACCGTCATTACGATATTACAGGCAAAAATTGCCCTGCCCCTTGGGTAACGAAACCTTCAGAATGGGCTAAATTTAAAGACGCTGTACAGGCGAAATTGAAGGGAAAGGCAAATACTTCAACGACCAACAAAACAACGTCTATCGGAACAATCACGAAGGTATCAGCAGATAAAGAGGAATTAGTTGTCGACGGGTACTGGGGAGCCGCTACTACAAAACGACTGCAAAAAGTTTTGGGTGTGACGGTGGATGGCGTTTTAGGCAAAGCGACAATTCGAGCAATTCAGAAGAAAGTCAGTGCTGATCCAGACGGGATTTTAGGCAAAGAAACAATTAAAGGTATGCAAAAACGTTTCAATACACCAGTAGACGGTATCATTTCCAAGCCATCGACTATGGTCAAAGCAATGCAACGTAAATTAAATAACAATAAATTTTAGCAAAGCAAAAGCCCCTTTCTTCTATTAAATAGAGGAGAGGGGCTTTTTTTATTTTAGTACTGAGATATAACTTTTATTGCCGCGTTTGTTACAGAATCTAGTGGAGCACCATTATCAAAATCAATTGAATCTAAACCAGCACGATCAATAGTGACCTTATAAAGAACTTTATTCGTTGGTCCGATTATATTGATTGTCGCTTTTTCTACATCTTCCGTCTTGCTCAATATTTTAGCTACTTGAAAAAGCTTTGTCTTAGCTACACTCTCTTTGTCGCTCACAGATAGAGCGCGCACAAATGCAAAACCGTTTGATTCGGTGAATTCAGCAGTATCACCAGTTTTCAAGCCTGCTTCGATTTGTTCGATAGTTGTTTTTGGAGTAGCTTCCACTTCTTCTTTCACAGAACTGTCGCCACATGCAATAGTAATTAAAATAGTTGATAACAATAATAATATTGCTAAAGTATTTTTTAATTTCAT